TTCGGAGCGAATGGCCAATCTTGAGGCAAAGAATCTGCCTAGCGGCGTTAGTCGTGTGTTTGACATGCCCCGATCTGCGCCGTCCCCGTTCCGCATGAGCCCGGAACAGCAGAGCCAGCGCCTGACGCAAGAGAAGAGCATGGCATTGAGCCCGGACAAGAATCCTCTTGTCCCGTCGCAGCCGACGCAGATTGCCGAAGCCCTTGGCGACTTGGTGTCCGGAGTTTCTACGCAGGGTCTGTCGTACTTCAACACGCCTGAGGGAGAAGCAAGGGAAACGCAGGAACGCCTTCAGCGCTTCCGCGAACAACTTGCACGCGAAACCGAACGCGCCAATCAGTCGGACGAGCGCGCGTCTTGGCTTGATCGGGCTCGCTCGATGGACATCCCGCGGGCTCCGCGTGATCTTGCAAGCGGTGGAAACATCGGGGCAGATCCCATTTCAAACCGATTTAAGCCAGTGCCAAACATCATTGATGCTCTGATGCCCAAGTCGTTCAGCGATCCGCGCAGCATGTACTACTTCCCCGGCAAGTTCTATTGAGCAAGCAGGACGAGCAGTGGGTGATCTCCTTCGGCAGGGGCGTGCGCCTCATGTCGGAGGAGTACTACATCCGAGAACTGCGGCCGTTCGGAATCACCAACAACCGGTCGTTCCGTTCGCTGTGCCGGTCCATCTGCTGCCCCTTGATCTACTTCGGCAAGGTGGGGTTCGTCGATCCCGCCGTGTTCCAGGTGTGCATCAAGAACCTGTCGGTCCCCGGAAACCGTGACTTCTGCGCCAGCAACTCGTACCTGAAGCGGTCTGCGTTGCCCAGCAACCACTACCGCATCAAGGTCGATCCGCAGGAGGTGCAGAGGAACTGGAAGCTGGTGGTGCGGTCCATCATCGACGCACGGCGAATGCACGGGCTGCAGACCCCACCAGCGGATCGTGCGGCAATCAGGAGTGCGGCCGCTGAACTGACCCGGTTTGTGCTTACACTGATCCCGTCCGGCGAACAGGAGCAGGCAAATGGCCAAGCGGATCAAGATTGAGAACGCGCCAACCCCCGACGAGCTGAGCGAAGTCTGGCGCATCATTGCCCTGTCCGGGGACACCAGCATGTCTGCCAGCCGCATCAAGCAGGCCGTCAGGCAGGCCGTGGACATGGGTGCCCTGCGGCCAGAAGCGGCAGATGCAGCCAAGGCCTACGCGGTCTACGGTGGGGAGATCCTGAAGAACCGTCAGTCCCGCATGATGACCGGGCTGGCGCCGGATGAGGAGATTGGGTCTATCACGCCTGAGCGGGTGCAGGAGAAGGTTGTTGTTCCGGGCGCCAAGCCCAAGATGGAGGAGGACATCCCGAATCCCATCCTGCGCGTGGTCAAGGAGTCGCTGCAGACCAAGCCGGGCCAGCAGCTGTACATGATCACCCAGCAGGCGGCTGAGCAAGAGGGCGAGATCCCCGGCTCCCTCGAAGCCCGCATGGCGTCAGCGCGTGCAGCTGGTGCCCGCAGTGCAGGCGTCGAGACGCAGTACATCGGCCGACCCCCTGTGCCCAAGACCCGCGAAGAGGCATTGGCAATCCTCCAGGAACTTGCGATTCCGCGGGGGGGTTCCGAAGCCAAGATCCGCGACGTGCCGATGACCCCCACCCGCACGGGTGACGAAATCGAGTTCTCCCGCCCCGGTCAGAGCGAGATGCCGCTGATGCTTCGGCCAGAGCAGGCTCGCGAGGCGGAGAAGCTGGCGCGCAGGCGAATCGCAAGTGCCGGCGACAGGGGCCGTTTCATGGAGGGCGCAAAGGCTGAGGGTCAGCCAGACGCGCTGAAGCCGCGCATCCTTGGCACGCAGGACATCGAGCCTACCGGCGTGTTCGGCGCGACTGCAGCCCGCGAAAAGGGCGGCGCACGCGGGCTGGTCCGCAAGCTGCTCGATGCCCTCGGTGGCCTGGGCCCAAAGTCCCCTTACGCCCGCAGCCGTGCATCCATCGCAAAGCGCATGGCTTCCGAAAAGAAGCTTGCGGCAGCACGCGCAAAGGATGGAGACAAGCCCGAGTTTGTTCCCAACAAGTACAGCGCTTCCAGCGGCACATTGGTTACCCGCCGCAAGGGAAAGCCAAAGGTTGTTCCCACCGACGCGAAGGAACGGGCGGCTGAAGCGAAGAAGGCTGAATCGGCGCAGAACGAAATGCAGCGCCGGGCCATGCGCGAGGCTGCGAGGATCCGCCAGGAAGATGCAGAAGCGCGGGGGCCTGCACCGCGAAACCTTCGGGAGGTTTCCGGCAAGGCAAAGCGAAAGGGCGTTGCAGAACCACTGCCTAAGGCAAAGAGGGCAACGACGCGGTCGGAAGCCGGCCTCAAGCCGCGGACCTACGTTCAGGATCCTGGCGCCAGCGGCGTTGATACGGAAGGCAGTGCAAAGATTGCCCGCGAGAACGAAGCAATCGGCCGCGCCCTTGATGCGCTCGTGGCTCGCGGAGAGCCACGTCCGAGACGGCCCGGTGGTTTGGGCGGGGCCCACGAAAACATTCTTGATAGCCGAAACGCTCCGTTCAGGGAACATCCTAGGGCGCGAGGTGTTCCACCGGACTACGTGCCGAAGGGGAAGCCGCGCAAGGCAGGACGTAAGACTGCTTCCGGTCGTAGTGCTTTGTCCCGACTGCTTGAACTTGGGAAGGCAGTGAAGTTGCCCCGTCAGTACAAGGAAGGCCGCAAGTGATGAAGGAACGTGCGGATCCGAACAGCGAGTGCATCCGCGCTTTCTTTGGCATGGACGGCGTGGCGTTGGGCCTGCGGTCCACGGGCTGGGAAGCACGGGAGGAAGTGGAGCGGTTGGTGGGGTTCAGCCGGGACCCGGACCCGAAGGTCGCGATGGCGGCGATGAAGCAGCTGCGTGGCGTGGTGCGGGAGACGGCGGAGATCAACGGGGTGATCCGGAGCCAGAACGCGGAAATCACGCACACGGAAGGCAACCAGACGGTTAAGATCAGTTCGACCACCAAGTTGGTGCAGTCACTTCAGGAGAGCAAGTCCCATGTCCAAGTCCCAGACAGTCTCCCGTTCGCAGCCCAGTTCCTCCCCGCTCGAGATTCCGGATCGGCATCTCAAGGTGTTCGAGACGATTCAGAGTCTTGAGCCCATTGAGTGCTACCGCCTTGGCGCGGCCATCCTGCAGGATCTGGGAATCGGTGAGCCCAGCATCTACCGTGCGGTCGAGCCGCCCGTGTTCGGCGACATGATCCGCAACGAGGTCAAGGTCACGCAGTACTGGTTCGACGTCTGCGACGACCTGGCCCGGTTCCAGAAGGATCCGCGCATGCTGGCGGTCGCCGTCCTCCGCATTGCTTGCGTGCGGCTGGTGGGGCGTACTTGAGCATTGTCCGGATCGAGCGCAAGGGAAACGACTTCTACCCGCTGCCGGCGGACTACCTGACGCTGACGCCCGAAGGCCAGAGGCTGGCCCGGGTGAACGCGTGCAAGCAGTGGCAACTGGGTGGCGATCCCATGGATCGGGCGCACGCGCTGGCTGCGTGCATCAACTTCTTCGACCGGTACTACCTGTACCCGGATTGGGAAGAGGAGTTCAACCCTTACTTCTACGATGATGATCCCATCGAATCGCCGCTTGGCCACTTCGCCATCTACCGGCTGTGGGCCCTCGCACCGCGATCTGTGGCGATTGCGCCCCGCGGCTTTGCCAAGAGCAACTGTTTCCGGAAGTCGGCACTCCTCCAGATGGTTAGCCGCCCGGCGTACTCCTTCATCTACGCGACGAGCAGCATAGACAACGCGGAGCAGACGAGCCAGGTTCTGAAGACCCAGTTCCTCGGCAACCAGCGTCTGTTCGACGATTGGGGTCCGGAGTTCCCTGATGGCCGCATCACGCCCAAGAGGGGTGAGCGGTCGTTCGGCGTGGAGATGATGTACCTGAACAACGGCAGCTGGTTCCGCGCAATCAGCGCCGAGAGCCGTCAGCGCGGTGGTCGCCCGCGCGTGTATGCGCTGGATGACCCGGAGTATGACCCGAAGGCCAGCACGAGCATGAGCGTGCTGCGGTCGTACATGGAGCGGCTGCTGTTCAAGGTCGTCATGCCAATGGTGACACGGCGTGATACAAGCGTGCGGTGGCTGGCCACGTTCGTGAGCCGGCGGCACTACGCGTGGCACGCGATGATGACGCAGGCGGGGCCGCACGGTCAGGTGGCAACGGACCCCCGTTTCGACCAGTGGGCGCGTCTGGTGCTGAAGGCGGAGTACGAAGAGGACGGGGTGCGGAAGTCCTGTTGGCCGGGCATGTGGCCGCTGGACCGGAAAGCCAAGGACGCGGACCCCAAGTTGAAGGGGCTGGTCAGCCTGGAAGAGATCCGGGAGATGATCGGCAGCCACAACTACCTGGCTGAGTACCTGGCCCAGCCGGGCGAGTCCGAGGACCTGCACTTCGGCGAGGTTACCCAGGCCCGCCACGGCTGGTGGCTCGAGAGTCCGGACCCACTGGTAGATACGGATCCCAAGCGCAGCGAGGCGGTGATTTGCTGGAATGGGAAGAGCGGGCTTGAGGAGAAGATGCCGCTGGCCCAGTTCCTCCGGGAGCGGGTCCGCATGTTCATCACCGTGGACACCAGTTACACGGCGACGAGCGACAGCGACTACAAGGTCTGCACCCTGATGGGGTACGACCCGGTTGACGCGTGCCTGTTCGTGCTGGACACGTGGGGCTCGCAGTGCCGGGAGCAGACGCTGATCGAGAAGTCGTTTGCGATGGCCGGCAGGTGGGGGTGCCCGACGATTCACCCCGAGGTGGTGCGGCAGTCGTTCGGCCTGTACGCGGCGATGGAGAGCATGGTGCGGCAGAAGGCGGCGGAGGTTACGGGCGAGACCCCGCCCCGGATCATCCCCCTGCGGGTGGGCACGCTGGACAAGACCAGCAAGATCAACGCCCTGCACTACCGGTTCGAGCATGGGCTCATAAAGTTCCCCGTCTGGCGCAGGGGGCAGCTCCCGTGGCGGCTCCTGTTCGACCAGATCGAGCAGTTCAACCCGGACGCGGAGAGCGGCGGCCTCCAGCACGACGACTTCCTGGACACGGTGGCGATGAGCATGTTCGTGGTCCGGGGCCGGTTGGACCGCCAGTTGGCCCCCGGGGAGCAGCCCACCACGCTCGACTTCGAGCAGATGCTGTCGGACGGAAGTGTCCGCGACCCCTTGGCTGGTGGGGGTGCAGCGGTCGAAGCGATGGATTTCAACCGGATGTCTGTTCAGTCCCTGATGAATGGCATGGAGGAAAAGCCAAATGCAAAACGAGGCTCGCGCGTCTAATCCCCTGTACGTCACGATTCCGTTCGTATACTTTCAGATGCTGTCCCAAGCGTATTATGGGCAGCAGGTTGAGGACCGGATGAATGCGACACCGACCGACCAGAAGGTGCCGCAGCCGGATCCCTCGCCGATGTCGTCCTTCAACATGAAGGGCGTCGAGCTGTTCGAGGAGATGCCGCCTGGCTGGAAGTCCCTGAGGAAGCGACAGAACGATGCATGACTCATACACGCTGCCCAAGGACAAGTACCTGCTGGCAAAGGTGATCGACCAGCACTGCGAACGTGAGATGACGAAGCTCACGTATCGGCGGACGCTGTGGATCCTGGCGTGGTTCTACCTGAACGGCTTCCGGCGCTTCGACGTCTTCGACCCGCGCACGACGCGCGTGGTGCCGTACTACCTCGACGAGGACGGGAACATGGAGTTCCAGTCCACCGAGCTGATCTCGATCATCGACAAGACGACGGCGCGCCTCAACACGATGGACCTGCGTCCGAAGGCGTTGAGGCAGGGCTTCAGCCTCGCGGGCATCCGCGAGCGGAGCGTGGCGCAGCTGGTGGCGGATGCGGTTGTGAGCGACCAGCAGCTCGAGAAGGTGAAGCGGGAGTTCAACTACCTGTTCACCACGCTTGGCTGCGCGGGCATCACGGGGCACATTGTCGATCACCCCACCATCGGGTTGACGAGCGACCTGGAGGTCGTGCATCCCAAGGAGATCCTGCCGTTCCCGAGCCTGGGCCACGACTTCACGAAAGTCCGGGGGATCATCCGTCAGCGCATCGTGCCGATGACGTTCCTGCAGGAACGGTTCGGCAAGGCGTTCCTTGAGAAGAACAAGGAGAAGATGGACGCGTGGAGCTGGGAGTACGGGCATGACATGGAAGAGCCCGCGGACGCTCCCGGCAACGGTTACGTCCTGAACTCCGCAAGCACCGGCGCGCTGAACGGTGTGCCCGGCAGCAACGAGATGGAAGTGGTCAAGGTCCGCGAGCTGTGGATGGACGGCCCGCGTGGGACGGTCAACCGGTACGTGGTGACCAGCGGTGGCGTAACGCTCGACGACCGTGACCTGAGCGAGGTTGAGACGTACTGCCCGCTCGGCGTGGCCCGGTTCATGGACAACGGCACGTTCCACGGCGCGGGCGTGTTCGACCTGATGTTCGGCATCGTGCGCGAGATGGAACGGCTGCTGAAGAGCCTGTTCAACAACATCCGCGACATCGACAAGTACGGCGTTCTGGTCATGCCGCAGGGCACGATCAACGAGCGTGCGGTGATGCGTGACATCGGCAAGGGCCTGCGGTACATCAGCTACAGCAAGGACGCGATCCTGGGCGACGACTTCAAGCCCATGGTCATCACGCCGCACAATGCGGGTGACGTGCCGGGCAAGGTCGCGCAGTTCGCGAAGGCGATTGCGGACAGCATCAGCCCGGTGCAGGACCTGCTGGCGGAAAAGGGCCGAGTGGACAGCGCAAGCGGTCTGCAGTTCCTCGACGAGCAGATCAGCAAGGCGATGACGAACCCCACCAGCGGTGTGCAGATGGCATTCGGCACCATGTACAAGAGCCTGGTGGCGAAGGCGAGCCGCGAGATGCTGATGAGCGACCGGGCGCTGCCGGTCAACAAGCTGACGCTGGACCTGGCGGGTGCGGTGATCGACCCCGAGGAGGGGACGGTCAACTTCAAGAAGAACCCAATCCCCAACTTCAGCCAGCTCTCGTTTACCGTGCGGGACACCAGCCCGCGCAGCGAGACGGTGCGGAAGCAGGAGATGATGGGCCTTCTGCAGGCAGGACTGACGGACCCCGAGGGCGTCAAGCTGTTTGCCATGAAGGAAGGCATCGACCTCGCCGTGTGGATGGACGAGGAGAAGAGCGCGTACGAGTGCGTGATCCGCAACATCCTGCTGCTGTACGGCGACGGTCAGCAGACCCAGCAGATCGTGCTGACCCCG